CGAGTACGAGGAACGCATCGCCTACGGTATCAACGATTCAGAGTTGTCCGCCCAACGGGCGCAGGCGATCAAGTACTATCTTGGTGAACCATTCGGCAACGAAGTCGAAGGCCGGTCGAAGGTTGTCAGTTACGACGTTCAGGATACCGTCGAATCCTCGCTTCCGCAGTTGATCAAGATTTTCACTTCCGGCGATCAGGTTGTAAGGTTTGACCCGAAAGGCCCGGAGGATGAGCAAGCCGCGCAGCAGGAAACCGACTACATCAACCATCTGGTGATGGAGAAGAATAACGGTTTCGAGGTCATGTACTGCTGGTTCAAGGATGCGCTGATCAGCAAAAACGCCTACATTAAGGTGTATGCCGAGGACGAGTATTCGGAAGAAGAAGAAACTTACCAAGGCTTGACTGATGCGCAGTTGCAGATGCTTGTACAGGATGACGGCATTGAGGTTTTAGAGCATTCGCAGTATCCAGACCCGATAGCCGCGCAACAGTTGCAAGAGGCGATGCAACAGCACCAACAACAGATGATGCAGGCGCAACAACAAGGCCAACCGCCAATGCAGATGCCGCCGCCACCGCAGCCTCCGATGCTGCACGATGTCAAGATCAAGACCACGGAAACCAAGAAGTGCATCAAGATCAAGAACGTCGCGCCGGAAGCATTGATGGTGTCGGTCGATACAGCGGGACTCAGGTTGAACGACTCGCGCTTCGTCCAGCACCGTGAACCATGCACGATTGATGAACTGAAATCACAGGGGTTCAAAGTCCCGGATGGCGTCAGTTCGATGGAGGATGATGAATGGGGTCTTGAATCGAATGCGCGAGACCTGTACTCCGAGGAGTTTGACAAGGCGACCAACGAAGAAGGCATGGTGCTAGTCAAGGATACCTACATCAAGGTGGATGGTGAACGCTGGCGCTATGTGATTGTCGGTTCGCATGTGTTGCTGAAAGAGAAGGCAGAGATTGTGCCTTTTGCCTGTATCACGCCGATGATCATGCCGCACCGCCATATCGGGCGCAGCTACTCCGATTTGACGATGGATATTCAGTTGATCAAGTCTGCGTTGATTCGCGGCCAATTGGACAATATGTACCTGTCGAATAATGGACGGTACGCAATCAGTGACCGTGTGAATCTTGAGGACATGCTTGTTTCTCGACCTGGCGGTGTTGTCCGTGTTCAAGGCGAGCCAGGAAACGCCATCCTTCCCTTGCAGCACACTCCATTCCCGCCAACGTCATTCACGATGGTCGAGTACATGGATACGATGAAGGAGAAGCGCACAGGAGTAACCGCTTACAATCAGGGCTTGGATGCTGATTCACTGAACAAGACTGCTACCGGCATCAACGCCATCATGCAGGCGGCAGCGGCGCGGTTAGAGTTGGTAGCACGGGTATTTGCCGAAACTGGCGTGAAAGACCTGTTCCTGATGGTGCATCGGTTGGTTCGCACGACCTACAGCAAGAAGGAAATCTTCCGGCTTCGTGGCAAGTGGGTTGAGGTTGATCCGAGAGGGTGGAAGAACCGCTCCGACATGACCATCAACGTCGGCCTTGGCACCGGCAACAAGGACGCGCAGTTGATGCACATCCAGACCATTCTCGGCGCGCAACAGCAAGCCATGCCGCTTGGTGTGGCGACTCCGCAAAACGTCTATAACGCCTTGATCAAGCTGACGCAGAATGCCGGATTCCGCCATCCGGAGGAGTTCTGGACTGATCCTGAAGGCAAGGAAATGCCGTCTCCGACGCCCGATCCGAAGATTGCTATTACCGAGATGCAACTGAAAGCCGACGCGCAGAAGTTCCAGGCGCAGACGCAGGTTGAGCGCGAACGCTTCGAGGCCGAAGCCAAACTGGATCAGCAGAAGTTCATTGCAGAAACAACGATTGAGCAGCAGAAAGCCCAACAACAAGCGCAACAAGAGGAAATGCGCTCACGGAATGACCTGATCATTGAACGCGAGAAGTTGGAATTGCAGGCCGAGTTGGAGAAGTACAAAGCCGACCTAAAAGCCGAAACCGACATGAAAATAGCCGTGTTGAACGCAGAAATCGCTGAACGCGAGGCTGCAAGGGAAGCCGAACGCGATGCGCGAGACAAACAGATGCAGATGGCGATGCACAGTGAAAAGATAGAAGCCATGACCAAAGCCAAGAAGGTTGTACGCGACGGAAGCGGACGTGTTTCCGGGGTTGAGTAATGGCCTCGGCGTGGGGTTCTGCGTGGGGCAAGGCGTGGGGAAACAGTTGGGGCAGCATTGCAGTCGCTTCAACGGGTGGCGCAGTCAGTCGCGGAGGTTCGCGCCGGCCACTTGTAGCGGTAATTGAGGTTGATGGGAAGGACTATCGCGTACCGATAGACATGGTGCAGGAGTTTGTCGATGCGCTGAAAGCCAAGATCAAGGAAGCACCGCCGCCGAAGGTGTTGAAGAAGCGGCGCAAGGGCAAGACAGTCGAGAAAGTTGCAGCACCGATACACATTGTCATCAAGTCGGCTCCGGTTGAGTATTTTGCACAAATAGAGTCGATAGTTGACAGAAGCAATGAGATATTCAATACTTTGTGGCAGAGAGCGATTCAGAAGTACCTGTTGCAACTGGATGATGAAGAAGCAATTTTGCTGTTAATTCACTAGGAGGCAGTATGTTGAGACAGGTTGAGCCGGCATCCGAGAAGGAGCAAATCATTCGCGGCCATGCTGCGGAGGACTTGCTGAACAATCCGCTCTACAAGGAAGCCATTGCAACCGTCCGTGAAGGCATCATCCACGGAATCGAGTCAAGTGCGATGGGTGATGACCAATCGCACAACCGCTTTGCGATTGCGCTGCAACTGCTGAACAGCATCGAAAAGCAACTCAGGAATCACGTTGAAACCGGCAAGATTGCACAGATTCAGGTGCGCGAAGGTCCAGTGGCACGATTCCGTGCCGCAGCCGGTTTTTAATAGGAGAACATAATGGCCGACCAAGTTACAGAACAGTCAGTCCAGGAGCGCATGGAAGCCTTCCTCGATATTCCGGAACAGATTGAGGAGGATGCGGAACCCGAGGTAGTTGCAGAAGCCGCGGAAGAAACAACGGAAGCCGAAACTGAGGAAACCTCGCAAGAGGAAACCACCGAAGAAGAAGCGCCACCGCGAAAACTGAAACTTACTCACAATGGCGAGGAAATCGAAAAGGACGAGACAGAAGTTATCGCCCTTGCCCAACAGGGATTCGATTACACGCAAAAGACGCAGAAACTTGCGGAGGAACGCAAATACGTTGAAACCTTGACGAGTACCATCAAGGAACAGGAAAAGGCGTTTCATGAGCAAGTGCAGATTCAGTCTGCGTTGATTCAAGAAGTCGCCAAACTGACGGCGATTGACCAGCAGTTAAGCCAGTACCAGAATTTGAACTGGCAGCAATTGAGTGATACCGATCCGGTTGAGGCTCAAAAACTGTTCTTCACATACAACCAGTTGCAAGTCCAGAGGGGCCAATTGGTGAATGAGTTGAACACGAAAAAGCAGGGATTGACCGAAGCACAAAAGACCGCTCGCGCCAAGCAAGTTGAACTTGGGCAGAAGGTACTTGAGAAGGAAATCCCTGGGTGGAACAAGGATATGGCCCGTTCGATTGTTGAGTCAGGCAGGGAATACGGCTTCAACGACGAGGAACTGAGCAACCTTACCGATCCACGCGCCGTCAAGTTGCTGCACGATGCAGCGAAGTGGCGGGAGTTTCAAAAGACAAAACCCGCTGTGGAGAAGAAGGTTTCCACGGCAAAGCCAACGGTCAAACCGGGGGCGACGAACACGAACGCGCCGGCTAGGGCGAAAGACATCGAGGCGAGGCAACAGCTTCGCAAGACTGGCGATCAGAACCTTGCGGCGAAACTCATTGAACGCCTACTCTAGGAGAGTAAATCATGGCAACTGCAACCACTACCACCGTATCAAATACGTCCGGCCTGGCCGAAGACTTCGAGAACATCATCTTCGACGTTTCGCCGACCGATACCCCCATGCTGACAATGGCGAAGCGCACCAAAGCCACAGCCCGTTACCATCAGTGGCAAGTCGACTCGCTGGCTGCCGCCTCCAGCAACAAGGCGGAGGAAGGTGCGGACGCTAGCTACGCGACCGCTG